CCGCTGTCGGCGCTTCATCCGTTGACGAGAGCGTGCACTTGCAGTTCCACCGGTCCCCCGGCCTGTGCACGTTCCAGAACGGATCATCGACGGGGCGTATGGTTCCCCAGAACACGCGGTGGTCCGCTCCCGGGTGTACGGATGTCGAGGGCATCCATTTGAGGTTCGGCAGGATATCCTTCTCCCGCTCGAACTGTCTCCAGTCGGCCGCCTGATGCGCCCGTATGACTGCCGTGTCGTATTCGGTACGCAGCCAGTCTACCATCTGGTGGTCCGCTATGGGCATGGCGAGTTTCAGCCACTGTTCAAACGGCCTTAAATTGCCGTTTTCGTCCAGCAGTAGTGCCGCCATGTCGTTTTGTGCCCGATGTACCTTGAACGCGGCAAATACGGCGTTGTTCGTCCGTATTTCGCGGTAGAAGTCATAATCCGGATCATCGGGCTTTCGTACTCCGAACCCCTTGTCGGTGGCTTTGTTCATTGTTTTCCACGTGGCCTCGAACAGGTTCTCCTCGATGTCGGTCATGGGATGGAAATCCTTGCTGTATATGTTCTTCAGGGCTTTCCCCAGTACCTCCTCATCAAAAGAAAACACGTTTTCCACCTGCTTGTTTTCCAACCGGTAGAGGTCGTTCATCACCATTCTAAAGCTGCCCCGTCTTTTCCCGGGGCTTTCGCGAAAAAACGTTTCAGCCAGTTATACGCGTTTTTAAGGGCGTTTTTCTTCTCTTTGGGAGCTTCTTTGCCGGTTTCCGGTATCTCCTCCTCTTCATCCTCCCGTTCCCCGGTGGTTGCCGCTTTCTCTTTCGCCTTCTGTATTTCGGCCGCTCCGGCTTCCTGCCGTTTTTTCAGTTCGTTGTAGTCTGTCGGCTTCTCGATCCCGAATTCCTCGTACAGATAATCGTCTCCCACCGGCAGGCCGAAGTTCGTACGCAGCTGGGTGAGGATGCTCATCTTCTTCTCCGGTTCGATGACTTTCTTTTCCGGGTAGCAGAACTCGCCGCCGGTGGTGTCTATCCCGAGCATGGCGAATATGTCGGTCATGTTGTAGTTGAGCACGTCCAGGATGTCCTGCCGGTCCGCCAGCGTGACCTTCTCCTCCACGTCCTTGTGGACGGTTCCGAGTGCCTGTGTTCCCTTGTCCGATGCCTCGGTGGTGAGCGTGTTCCCGAGGAACAGTTTCGATATCTCGCTGTTGCACCGTTCGCAGAGCTTGTCATACAGGTCGGAGCTTCCGGTCTTGTTCGCCGCTTCCCTGAGTTCCATCATTGTTTCCTGGGCGTGCACGAATACCGACATGCTTCCGGTACTTTCCGCGTCCGCCAGCGCCCTCTGCCGTGCCTCGTCGTCATCCGTGGGGTATGTGTATTCCCGGATGGGTGCGCCGAACACTTCCGCGAACTGTGCCCAGTCCGCCACGTCGTTCCGCTTGTATATCACCCATACGGCCGCCTTTGCGAGCATCCCGAGCTCTTCCGGTTCCCCGATGAACAGCAGGTCGGGGTATTCGTCCCAGGATGTTCCTGTGGTGTCCGTCTGGTGCCGCAGTATGAGCCTGCGCACCGGATCCACATGCTTGCGCGGTATCCGGTCATAGTTTACCCATTCCCCTTTGCGGTAGAACTGTACGAGCGTGAACCCCCAGAATTTCGCGTCCAGGATGTCGCCTATGAGGCGCCGGAACCACGGGGAGCGTATCTGTTCGTTTACCGCCTTGTCCGGCTTTCCGTTACGTCTGAACTCGATGACGGAGGAGAGCACGGCGTTTTTCCGTTTCTCGATGACACTTGTCAGGTGCGTGTCCATGAGAATGTCCTCATACAGGTCGTATAATCTGAACCTTCTGGAGTAATCCACGTTCTCGAAGGCCCGTATGGCCAGCATATAATCCGCTATGTCTATGCCGAAGCGTTTGGGTTGTGTCAGTATGATGGTTGCGGGTCCTTTCTGCCCGGGCCTCGGCAGGTTTCCGCTTTTGGTTATCTTTCCGGCCCTTTTCTGTCTTTTGCTCATGTTACCAGTGGTTTACACGTTTACGATTGCTTTTGATAAGGAAATTTGATTTTGCCGCCCTTGTCTCTTCGGGAAGCAGGGGCAGCCCGTCCGCGGATATCTCTTCGGCCGCTACCGCCCTGAGCCATTCGACGGCCCTTTCGTAGCGTTCCTTGCGCAGGGGTGAAAGGTTCCTCGGGTTGTGGATGCTGAAAATATGGTACACTGCGATGTCTATGGCCATCATCAGCACGAGCTGGCTCCGTTCGTCTCCGGTCCGGGTGAATATCCTGTCACAGTCATAGCGCTTGGAGAGGTAGCACCGCATCTCTTCGACGGCCCGGTCCTCGCATATCTCCACGACGGCATTGTCCTCCCTTGTCAGCGCGTCCAGTATCTCGCGGTGGATGCTCGCGTCGTAATCTGTAAGTTCTATAAATTTGCTCATGTGGGTAAAGTATTAAAGTTTACAGTCTGTACTTGTTGTGCGCCCGCATCTTCCTTGTGGAGATGACGGCCGGTTTTTCGGCCTGGTGCGCCTTGCGGTCTATGATGCGGTTTCCTCCCTCCACGCAGTCGGGTCCGTCCGCCGGATACGTCAGCATGAGGTTGAAGAGGCTGAACTGGTCGGTGAGCAGCTTCATGTGCGGGTTGTCCTTTTCCGCCTCGTTGAAGATGAGGTTCCCTTCGCTGTTGAGGGGTTCCAGGTTTGTCTCGATACGTGTGGCCTTGTCCGTTTTCTTCTCCTCGTCCCCCTGGATGTAGAGGGATATCTTCCTTTGCCGGCGTATGCGCCTGATGATGGGCTGGAACACCTGCTGGAAAAAAGGGTCCTGCAACTTGTTGTTCTCCATGTAGCAGTACACGTTCGTTTTCCCGTTCACGAATTCCAGCAGTCTGATGTACCATTCGATAAACGTGGCGTTTGTCTCCCTTCCGAGGAACCCCTTGATGACGTAGAGCTTTCCGGCCAGTTTGCCGAGCAGGAACACCGCCTTCGTGGAGCTCTTCTTCGTCTTGTTCTCGCCGGGCGCGGGGTCGCCGTAGATGACCAGGAACTTGAACTTCGAGAGCGCCGGCACTTTCCCGTAGATGATGTCCTTGAATATCTCTCCCTCGGCTACCGGGTTGTTGAAGAACTCCTTCTGTCGTGCCGCCGCGCTGACCAGCGAGAGGAAGAGGTCTATATCCTCTTCCGAGTTTTTCTGCGGCCACACAGAGACTCCGTTCCTGTCGCGTATGTTGATGATGTCCACGTGCCCGATGCCCTTTTCCTTCAGTTCCGTGGCCTTTTCAATGGCCCTTTTTATGCAGCAGTCCGCTGCGATGATGTTCCCGTTGAAGAGTATGCGGTAGTTTCCCGATACGGACATGGTCGGTATCAGGGCTTCCTCCAGCCATTTCCATTTTGTCTTGATACGTTCCGGGTTCCGGCATTCCTCGTCGGTATCGATATCGTCCACCAGGATGAAGTCCGGCCGGAAGTTCTTGTTACGGGTACCGCGCGGTGACTGTCCGGCCCCGATGGCCCGGAAAGAACATCCCGCCATGATGGTGAATTCCCCCGTTTCCCAATATCCGGGTTTCTTCTGCATCCCGTAATCCTGGATGATTCTTTGGTTTTCCTCGAAGTTGGCCATGAAAGGAAGCAGGAGCCTTTGGGCGTTGTCCTGCGAGTTGGAGATCAGCAGTACGTTGCGTACTTTTCCTGTAATTGCCAGTTTTGAGATTTCCATCATGGACCGTGCGGACTTCGCCAGCTCCCGCGACCATGCGCGTACCTCGTACCACCGGTTGTTCCTTGTCAACCTTCTGGTGGCTTTCTTGTGGAAGTCCGCCGCCTCGCATGAATAGTACATGGTGAAGTAATACCGGAACCACTCCTCGTCATCCTTTTCGAGCCTTTCCCTGCGTGCGCGTATTTCCGCTTCCGTGTCCGAGGGGTTGATGTCCGAATTCTCGCGTATGGATGCGATCAGTTCCTCCCATTCGACAAGTGCCGTGCGGTCCTGCGGTGTAAGTCTTTTCTTTGCCATGGTTATGAGACTTTTGATTTTACGAACGCGTCAAGCAGCGGCGTCACTTCTTTCGCCTGCGTGGGGTCGGACGCGCGCAGCCATTTAAGCAGGTCGGAGAATACGGATATGATGTCCGAGAGCCCGACTTCCGTCTCCATCTTCTTGATGGCGTTCGACAGTTTGGATATGGTGTCGGCTTCGGCTGTGTTCGGGAAGCGTTCCCCCGCCGGTCTGGCCATGATGGCGTTGTTGAGCTCGGCCAGCTGGCGGTACAGGCTTTTCAGTTGTTCCTCGCGTGTGATGGTGATGGATGTCTTGAGCATCTCCCATCCGTTCTTGCCTATCCAGTTGTTCACCGTGATGCGTGACACCCCCACGCGTTCGGCTATCTCCTGCTGCGTGAGGTTCTCTTTCAGGTAGAGCGTCTTCGCCCATTCCCTTTTTTGCTGCATGCTTAGTTCGGTCATATTTCCTCCTTTTTTACGTGCAAAATTGATAAGGAAAAGGGGCGGAAAAAAACGCATGCCGCATGATGACACTTTAAAACTTCATGACAGCGTTTTAAACTGAGTGTGATGAATATGCGGTTTGAAAAACGGCTTTAATCCCCCTAATTTCGCACCGTGAACTTCGCGGGGAACACCCGCCTAAAAGACTATATAAGCATGAAAAAGTTTTTCAACATCATACCCGGGGAAGACGCCTGTTGTATCCTCCTTTACGGTGACATCGGTGATTATGACGGCAATGTGCGCAGCGGGGATATCGCCCGCGAGCTTCTGGAGGCCGAGGCCTTGTCCGGCAGGATTGACGTTCGTATCAACAGCAACGGCGGCGAGGTGTATGCGGGCATTGCCATTTTCAACGCCCTGAAAAACAGCAAGGCTGACATCACCATTTACGTGGACGGCATCGCTGCCAGCATGGCCTCGGTGATTGCCCTTTGCGGCAAGCCGGTGCAGATGAGCCGTTATGCCCGTCTGATGCTCCACAGTGTCCAAGGAGGCTGTTACGGCAACAAGGAGGAAATGCGGGGATGCATCCGCGAGATCGAATCGCTGGAGGACACCCTTTGCGAGATGTATGCCGCCCGCATGGGAAAGGACAAGGAGGAAATCCGCTCGTTGTATTTTGACGGCAAAGACCACTGGCTGCGTGCCGATGAAGCGCTGGCGCTTGGCCTTATTGACGGTATCTATGATGCCGACCCCCTTCCGGAGGACAGTACCCCTGAACAGGTATTCCAAATATTCAATAACCGGCTGCACAAGCCACAAAACAAGAGTAACATGAATTTAGACGAACTGAAGAAACGTCCGCGGTTCAAGAACTGCGTGACAGATGACGATTTTCTCCGTGAAGTCGGGCTTCTGGAAACGGAAGCCGGGAAAGTTCCGGGCCTTGATGCCGAAGTCACCCGCCTGAAGGGTGAGCTGAAGGAGTTCCGGGACAAGGCGGATGCGGATGAAGCCGCCGCCCGTAAGAAACTGCTTGATGACGCGGAGAATGACGGGCGTATCGACGCCACCACCCGCCCCATCTATGAGAACCTTTTGTCCAAGGACCGCGAAAACGGGGAAAAGGCGCTGGAGAAACTCTCCCCGAAACGTAAAGTCATGACCGACCTGCGTGTGAACCCGACAAATGAAAGTCCCTGGAACAAGCGCATGACCGAGATTAAGGACAAGTTGAAACATTAATAAAAATATTTGCTATGGCAATAGTAGTAAGAAACACCAACTACAACGGTGAGGTACTGGAGAAGATCCTGGTACTCGCCTGTACCGGGAACGACCTTGTGGAAAAAGGCCTGATCATGGTGATCCCCGGCGTCGAGAAGAAAATCAGCCTGCCGCGTATCAAGACCGGCAAGATGCTCCAGAAACGCAAGGAGAACCCGGGCCTGGAGGATTCGAAGGGTAACTTCAATTACTCGGAGAAGTCCCTGGATCCGGAGGATTTCATGGCGTTCACCACTTTCAACCCCCGCGCTTTCGAGCATATCTGGCGCAAGTGGCAGCCGAAAGGCAACCTTGTGTTTGCCGAACTTCCTCCCGAAGCCCAGAACACGCTGCTTGATGAACTCAGCAAGAGTGTGAAATTCGAGTTGGGCTGGCATTACATCAACGGCGAGTTCGGGAGTGATGACGACCACCTTTTTAACGGTATCCTGACACAGGCTGCCAAGGACTCGGACGTGATAGTGGTCCCGGCTCCTGCCGATACTTCCATGATCGGCAAGTTGAAGGCTGTCCGCAAGGCCATTCCGAAAGCCCTGCGCGAGAACCCGAACCTGCGTATCCTGATGAGCATCGATGACTTTGACAAGTACGATGACGAACTGACCGAACGCGAGTACAAGAATACGAGCGAGACGGACATCAACAAGAAGCGTTACAAGGGTATCACCATCGAGACGCTGAACTCCTGGCCTGATGACCTTATCGTGGCCACGCTCTGCTCGATGAGCGCCGACGGCAACCTTTTCGCTGGTGTGAATCTCCAGGACGACGAGGAGGTGATCCAGATTGACAAGTGGATGAACTCCAGCGAGCTGTACTTCTTCAAGCTGCTTATGAAGGCCGACACGGAAATCGCCTTCGGTGAGGAGTTTGTGGTGCTTGACACCCGTACCGACCCGGTGTTCAAGGCGGTGGAACGTACCATTTCAGCCGACCCTTCCGCCCTTTCGTTCAAGGCCGCAGGTGAGAGCAAGTATGTGACAGTCACTGCATCCGGTGATTATAGTGTGACATCCGTCCCTGCCGGTTTTACGGCGGTCGGTACCGATGACGGGCTGAAAATTACCGCCGAGGTGAACAGTAGCGGCAAAGCAGTATCCGGTACGCTTGTGGTAAGCCTGGACGCTGATCCGGAAAAGAAGGTTGAAATAGCGTTGTCCCAGGTGGCCGCTGATGACGAGGAAGGCGGTGCGTGATGGGCAGGCTGAAGTATCTGGTCATTCATTGCACGGCTACGCCTGAAGGGCGTGAAGTCAGTGGCGCAGAGATTCGCGCCTGGCACACGAACCCGGTATCCAAGGGTGGCCGCGGCTGGAAACAGGTCGGGTATACTGACTTGTTCCATCTGAATGGCGGCGTGGAACGCCTGGTGGACAACAACGAGGACGCGAACGTGGACCCTTGGGAAATCACCAACGGCGTGGCCGGCTATAATTCCGTCAGCCGTCATATCGTGTATGCCGGCGGTGTAGCCAAAGACGGCAAGACCCCGAAGGACACGCGTACGGCGTGCCAGAAGCGTGCGCTTGAGAAGTACGTGAAAGACTTCCACCGCCGTTTTCCTGATGTGCGTATCGTGGGGCATAACGAACTGGCGGCCAAAGCCTGCCCCAGTTTTGACGTGCGTAAGTGGCTTGTTTCAATAGGTATCAGACAATAATAAACGGCAAGAAGATGGACACCCTGATAAATTTTTTAATGTTTGCCCTCCCCGGCGGTTTTGTCGGAAGCATCTTCACCTGGCTGTTCGGCCGGCGCAAGCGTGACAACGACATGCTGTCCCAGCTTCAGGCGTCCATCAACCTGCTGAGTGAGGAGAACCGCAAGATTCTGGAGGAGAACGTGCAGCTCCGGCGCGAGAATGCCGACCTGAAAGCGAACCAGGAGGAGATGATCCTGAAGCTGTCGTGCCTGACGAAAGAGGTCGAGCGGTTAAGAAAAGTAATAAGTAAACAATCGGTAAATGATGAAAGACAGAATCCGGGGGTGGACCCCCGTAATCCTATTATTGCTCGCCGTGTTCCTGCTGGCAGGATGCGGCACGTCCAAAGAGAGCCGGAACCTTCAGAGACAGGGCACGGTGCGGGCGGAGAGAATGACAGACAGCGCCGCCGTGTCCGCGGACGTGGCAGTAACAGCGGTGCGCAAAATGCAGGATCTTTTGGCGGACCGCCGGAGTTCGACCCTGATGCAGGAACCGGTTCCGGCACAGGAGGCGACTTTGACGATTCCCTTTCAGAACCTCCTTGACCTTCCCGAGGGTGCCGGTTACCGGCACCGGGACGGGCGTGCCTCGGTCGATATCCGCAGGCAGGGGGATTCCCTGGCAGTCACCGGGCATTGCGATTCGCTCATGCGGCGCTGCCTATTCTATGAAGAAGAAGTTTTTCGAAGGCAGGTCCGGGAAGACAGCCTGCTGCAAACAGTTGAGTTCTATAAGCAGGAACTTGTGCGTATTCGTAGCGAAACCGAACAGGACATAACAGAGGTCAAAACGGAGTTCAAACAACGTTTTAACCCCGTTAAAATCTCCCTCATTGCCTTTATCGCCGGTATGGCATCCGGCATAGTATTAACCGTTTTAATAAAGAGACGACTGTATGAAAAATAACAAGAATTTCATTTATGGCATCGCCGTCGTTACGTTCGGTGCCATGACTATCGGCTGGATCGAGAAGGGCAGCTGGGACTGGGGCGGCACGAAGCCCGAGAGTGTCGATGTCGAAGCCGAGCAGGTTCCCGACGCCCCCGTCCTGACATTGCTCCAGAAGAACGGGCAGGTATCGCCCACGTTCAACCTTATCCAGCTGGACTATAAGAATATCAAGGCCGTTTTGGGCGGCACGCTTGTAGGTCCGGCGGATGCCCCGACCGGCTGGAAGGCCCCGACCGAACTGGTGAACCTTTCGGGTCCGTGGACCATCAAGTTCGTATCCGGGCAGACGATGTCCATCCCGAACGGTACGATCCTTGCGAACCTCGGCGGGAAGCTGACGCTGACGGAGGTTTCCAAGCTGGAATGCCAGTTGAAGGTGAACAAGCCGGAGGACGGCTCTTCCCCTTACGAAATCAATGACACCGCGGCAGTGGAGGGCTAACGCATGGACGAGCGTGAAGCGAGAAAGGTGCAGAGGGAGGCATCCGAGGCATTGCTTGACCTGGGTGTCTCCCTTCCCCTGAAGGAATGGCGCCTGCCTTTCATGAAACGCCCCGTGCGGTGGCGCGTGACCATGCGCCGCCCGCGCCTTGCCGGGCAGATATGCATCGTGAGGTTGTACCTCTCGATGGGTGTCTCCCCCGAGGAGGTTTTCTCCTTTGCCGGGCGTGAGCGGCTGGAGTTCCTGGCACGGAACGGCGTCAAGGTTTCCCGCATGGTGGCCCATACCCTCTGCCGCGGCCCGGTGAGCCGGCGGCTTCTTGTCCGCCCCGTGGCATGGTTCCTGCGTGAGGCCGTGGAGCACCGTTTCCTGCTGGGCGCCCTGGAGAAGTTCATCAGCCTGATGGGGAGCGAGTCTTTTACGAGTATTATCAGCTCGATCGATCGGGCGAACCCGATGAAGTTGAGAATGAGCCAAAGAAGGAAGGGGAGTTAAGGACCGAGTTTGAAGGTTCCCATAGCCCCTTCGGTTTTATCTGGAACATCGCGAGCGCCACCGGCTGGACTGTTGAGTACATCCTGGAGAAGGTGAACTACCAGACGCTCATCCTGATGCTGTCCGACGCCCCGCGTTACGTCCGCCGGTCAGCAGCTGACTCCAAGGTTCCGCAAAGCGGTGGCGGTGGGATTGATCCGGAAGCCGCCGCCCGTGAAGCCGGCGACATAGTGAATTTTTACCAAAGCAATTTAGAACTGTAAACGATGAAGCCCGTAGAAATCGAATTCCTGATGAAGGACAACCTGACGGGGGGCCTTGACAAGGCCGGCCTTGCCGTCGATATCCTTGCCGAGAAATCGGAGAAGGCCGCCGCTGCCATCAACGCCCGTATTTTAGAGCAGCGCAAGGTCATCGACCGGGTGAATTCCGACCTGCACCGGATGGAAACGCAGCTCCAGAACATGAAGCCCGGCCCGGCGCAGGCGGAACTTGCCGCCGACGTGGCGGCCTGCCGCAAGGTCCTGGATGAGGAGCGTGCCGCCCTTGAAGGGCTTGAAAAGGAGCACCGCGAGGCGGAGAAAAGCGTCCGGAACCTCCGTAAGGAGTACGAGCGTATCTCCCTGGAGGAAGAACGCGCCGCCGCCGGCAGCAAGAGCCTGACCGACAAGATCCGGGAGCAGAAGGAAGTCATCGGGCAGATTGAAAGCGACATCAAGTCGCTGGAGAAAGCCTACCAGGGGGCCGCACCCGGCAAGGCGAAGGTAGCCGCCCTGGATGAACTGAACGCCGCGAAGAAAGCGCTTGAAGAGGAAAAGGGCGCCCTTGCTGGGCTCCAGGCTGAACAGGAGAAGACGCGTGCAAGCAGCAAACGCCTTTCCATGCAGCTGCGTGAGCTCCAGGACAACATGGCCCGCCTGCGGCTGGAAGGGAAACAGGACACCGAGGAGTACCGGAAGATGGCACAGCAGGCCGCTCTTCTTTCCGACACGCTTGCCGATCTGAACACCCAGACGAAGATCCTCTCGCACGATGACGCGAACCTCCAGGGCTTCATGTCGGGCTTGAGCGGCCTTGCCGGTCTGTTCACCACGGCCACCGGCGCGCTGTCTCTTTTCGCTTCGGAAAACGAGAACCTGGCAAAGATCCAGACGCGCGTGCAGAGCGTGATGGCCATCACGATGGGGTTGCAGCAGGTGTTCAATACGCTGAACAAGGATTCCGCTTTCCGGCTGGTGACGGTCGTGAAGATGAAGAACCTGCTGACAGCCGCCAATACCCGGCTGGCTGTCGCCCTGGGCATTTCCACCGGTGCCGCGCAGGCCCTGATGGCCACGCTTACGTTGGGTCTTTCAGCCGTTATCACGGGACTTGTCGTCGCCTGGGACAGATATTCCACCGCGCAGGAGAAAGCCGCGGAGAAAGCCCGGGAAATGGTAAAAATCGAGTCCGACGGCCGTGCACAGATGATCAAGACCCGTTTCGAGATCGAGAGCACGCTGGCAAGCCTGAAGAAGTTCACCGGCACGAAGGACGAGGAGAAGGCCAAGGTGGAGGAACTGAACCGCAAATATGGCGAGAGTTTCGGGTATTACGACACGATCGCCCAGTGGTATGACATCCTTCAGAAAAAGGGTGAAAAATACATCCGGATGCTTTTCCTCCAGGCCAAGGTGCAGAGCCTGGTGAACAAGGCCACCGAGGCGGACGAGAAGGTGAACGAGATCAAGGCCAGCCGGCCGGAAGACGTGGACGGTTCGATGGGCTGGTTCGCACGTATGGGGCTTTACATGGCCCAGAGCGATTCGTACGGACGGGTGGACGCGCAGTCCATGATATCGGAGTATAACGAGAAGGCGAAGGAAAAGGCCGTACGTGAGGCCGAGGAAGTCCGCGACGGCTATCTGGCTGAAGCCCGGAAGCTGCAGGAGGAATATCTGGATATCGGCAAGGAGTTCGACCTGGGTGACCATGCCAAACCCGACCCAAATGCCGCCAAAAAGGAGAAACAGTCGGAAGAGCAGCGTGCCTCGGAGCTTCTGAAGCTCCAGATGAAGAACCGCCAGGCAGAAATCGACCTTCTGAAGGAGAGCGGCGAGAAACGCCGCCGCCAGATCCGCCTGAACTACGACAAGGAGATCGCCGAGCTTGCCGCCCAGGAGAAGAAGTGGAAGGACGCGCAGAAGGGCGAACTGACCGGTGAGCAGGAATCCACCCTGAAGGAGGCGCGGGAGAAGGCTGCGGCGGCACGTGACGGCGACCTGGCGAAGGTGACCCGGGAAGAAAATGACGCCGCCCGCCAGTCGATGCTCGACTACCTGAAGGAATATGGCACGTACCAGCAGAAGAAGCTGGCCATCGCCCAGGAATACGCGGAGAAAATCCGCAAGGCGCAGGAGGCGGGCAACTTGGGTGAGGTGCTACGCCTCGGCCGCCAGCAGAAAGAAGAGACTGCTGCCGCCGAGATTGCCAGTCTGAAGGCGGATATCGACTGGGACGGCCTTTTCGGCAATTTCGGCGGGCTGCTTGAGGAGCAGCTGCGTCCCACGCTGGCGAAGCTGCGGAAGTATGCCGCCTCCGATGAGTACCGGAATGCAAGCGCCGAGGACAAACAGGTGATCAGCCAGCTGATCGCGAAGCTGGAGGATCGGAGCGCGGGCGGTATTAACCGGAACATGTTCAAGGATGTTTCCCGTGATCTTTCCGCCTACCAGACGACGCTGCGTGAGCTGACAGAGGCCAAAGAAAGGGAGAAGGCCGCCGCTGACGCTTTGGTGGTGGCACAGGAAAAACAGAAGAAGGCCGCTGAAAGCGGTGACCCCTCCGCCATGAAGGAAGCGGAAGAACTGGTGGCTACCGCGCAGGAAGCTTTCGACGCCGCCTCGGCGAGCGTGGCCACCCTGACAGAGGCGAACGATAAGGCGGCGCAGGACCTGCGCACGTCCAGCACGAACGCCGTTTCATCCCTCACCGGGTTTGCCGAGGGGCTCCAGAGCCTGAAGTCTGGTTCCCTTGCCGGCGTGGTTCAGGGGCTCGGCAAACTGGGCGAGGTGACGAAGAACATGGGCGGTGTGATGGGCAGCGTGGGCAGTACCCTTGCCGAGACGTTTTCAAACGGCGGCATCATCGGGCAGATCATCGCGGCGGTGCTTTCCATCCTTGACGTGCTGAAGGAAGGAATCGGTACGCTGGTAAGCGGTATTCTTGATTCCGTGCTCGGTGCGGTGAACGGTATCCTGGAGAACATCCTTTCCGGTGAACTGTTCACGCAGATCGGCAGCTCGCTTTTCTACGGGGTGAGGGACATCCTGGACACGGTGACCTTCGGCCTGTTCTCCTCGCACGGCAATGCCAGGGAGGTGAACGCGCTGGTGGATCGGCTGACCGAATCGAACAAGTACCTGACCACCGCCATCGAGAAGCTGACCGACGAGATGGCCAGCTCCGGCGGCGCACGTTCCACCGAATACTACCGGAGTGCCTACGAGAAACAGCAGCAGAAAATTGAGAACGACCGCCAGATGCTCGCGGCAAAGATGGGATACCACAGTTCGCACCACTCGAACAACTACTACATCGGCAAGGCCATGGGCAGCGGTGACTGGGACACGGTTTCCGCCTACCTGGGCAAGTCGGTGCGGGATACCGATTCCCTCTGGAGCCTTTCCCCCGAGGAGCTGGCCCGGCTCCAGGAACTTCCCGACATCTGGGAGAAACTCCATTCGGGCAAGTACGACCAGAGCCAGTGGCTTGACGAGTACGTCTCTGACGCGAACACGCTGCTGGAACTCCAGAGGCAATGGCAGGAAGCCATCACGGACACCTCTTTCGACGGTATCCGCAGCGGCATGAAGGACCTGCTGAAGGATTTCGAGACGGACTCGAAAGACGTGATCGCGAGCGTGGACGAGTTCATGGAGAACGCCATCCTGAAATCCATCGTGAACGGCACCTATTCGGACGAGCTGAAGAAATGGCAGGAGACGTTCGCCGAGTTCATGAGCGACGGTATCCTGTCGAAGGAGGAAGCCGACACGTTGCGCACCCGGTACTCGGACATTTTCGAGCGTGCCCGTGCCAAGAAGGAGGAGATGTTTGACACTGCCGGCATCACGGAGGAGGGTAAATCCACAACGCAGACCGGCCGCGCCGGCGGCTTCTCGGCCATGTCGCAGGACCAGGGCACTAAACTGGAAGGCATGTTCACTTCGGGCCTGAACCATTGGGTAAGCATTGACGAGAAGACCGAGGACGTGGCGGGCCGCATGGCCAGTGCCGAGGGACACCTGGCTAAGATTGCGGAGAATACCGGTAAAAGCGCCGGTTTCCTCGGCGAGATAAAGGAAGATATAAAACGAATCATACGTGACGGACTAAGAATGAAATCATCATGAGCATGGAACCAATCATGGGCGGGCTGTTCCTTATCAACGGCACCGATATCTGGACGGAGTACGGCGTATTCCTGACCGAAGAGAAGCGCGGCGGGCGTGACAACCTGAAAGCCATCCTTGCCGCGAGCAAGACGAAAGCGCACACCGCCGTGGACATACGTGAGGAGAACGGGGAGAAATATTCCGACATTCTGACAGTGGCCAACGAAGCGCGCGACATCACGCTGACCTTTGCCCTGTATGCCCCGGGTAAAGGGGAGTGGCTGAAGAAATACATGTCCTTCATCTCCTTCCTGAAAACCGGCGACAAAGGCTGGCTCTCGCTGTATCTTCCACAGCTGGAGCTGACATTTCGCGTGCATTACCTGGATTGTCCCGGCTTCACCCCGCTGACCTACCTCTGGCGGGAAGGCGTGCAGGCCGGCCGCTTCAAGGTGAAATTCCGCGAACCCGAACCAATCATTTAAACAACGTTCAAACACCATTCGAACATGCTTTTAACGGTATATGACAGTAACAGGCAGGCGAAGGCGGTCCTTTCCCCGGACGACAGCTCGACGCAGGTGAAGGCGATCCAGTCGGACAACGTGCTGACGCTCTCCTTCACCCTGTACGAGTATGTGGCGCTTGAGGTGAACGACTACGTGGATTTCGAGGGCGAGCGCTACTGGCTCCAGGAGCGTTACCTTCCGGATGAACGCAGCACGCAGGAGTGGAAATACGACGTGAAGTTTTACGGCATCGAGAGCCTGATGAAACGTTTCCTCGTCCTGAACGTGGTGGACGGCGACCCTGAGCCGGTATTTACGCTGACCGCCCCGCCACGGGAACACATGGCCCTGATTGTGAAGTCCATCAATGACGGCATGGGCGGCATCACCGATTGGAAAGTGGGGCGTGTGGAAGGTACCGAGAACGTGGTCATCGACTACGAGGGGAAGTACTGCCCTGACGCGCTGAAGGAACTTGCCGGCAAGGTGCCGGGCGCCGAGTGGTGGGTGGAAGGCCAGACTGTGAACCTCTGCCGTTGCGAACACGGTGAGGAGGTTACCCTGTCCTACGGCAAAGGGCTGACGGAGCTTTCCCGCGACAAGGCCGACGGCGCGAAGTTCTACACCCGCCTGTTTCCGATCGGCAGTTCCCGGAACATCGACCCGGAGAAATACGGCCACAGCCGCCTCCAGCTTCCCGACGGTGCCAAATATGTGGATGTGGACACGGAAAAGTACGGCATCCACCACCACTACGAGAAGGACGCCTTCGCGGATATCTATCCCCGCCGCGTGGGTACCGTGACCTCTGTACGCAGCGCGCAGGTGACGGATGAGGACGGCAACCCTTTCGTGATCTGGTATTTCCGGGATGACACGCTGAACTTCGATCCCAACGCTTACGAACTTGCCGGCAAGGTGAAACGTGTCTCCTTCCAGGAAGGTGGCGAACTTGCCGGTCTTGGCGAGGAAGAGGACGGCACCTACTATTTCGAGGTGAACTTCGACAGTGACACCCGCGAGTTCGAGATCATCACCATCTGGCCGTATGATGACGACACGCAGCTTCCCGGTGACCGCCTTGTCCCGAAAGCGGGTGACAGGTATATCCTCTGGAATATCCGCATGCCTGACGAATACTACGCGCTTGCCGAGGAGGAATACCTGACGGCGGTGAACAGGTACAACGCGGAGAACGCCGTCGACGTTTCCGTGTACAAGGGCCCGACGGACCACGTGTATGTCGAGCGTAACGGGATAGACCTTTACCCGGGCCGCCGCGTCCGGTTGGAAAGCACGGAGTATTTCCCGGAAACGGGTTATCGCTTGAGTCGTATCACGAAAATCACGCGGAAGGTGGCGCTCCCCTCACAGGTGGATCTTGAAATCGGTGACGCGCTTTCCACCGGCGTGATGGAAAGCCTGAAGGGGAGTATCGAGGAGGTGAGGAATTATACCAGAACGGCCGGCGCGAACCTTCCCGACATCATAAGGAGCTGGGATAACACGCTTCCCACCGACAACAACCTTTTCTCGGCCAGAAGAAGCCAGGCGGAGTTCATCAGCAAGAAGAAGGCCGACCGCGCGAAAAAGAAAATCACCTTCGAGGAGGGCGTCGGCATCGGTCCGGAGGAGAACGGCCACATTGACGGCAAGGGCAACGCCGAACTGCTGACCCTTGTTGTGCGTGAGCTTCTTCGCAGCCCGAAATTCGTGGACGGCCTTTTGGGTGAGGGTTGGCGGTTGTGGATGGAGGACGCCCTTTCGCACCTTACCATCGACAAGCTGACGGTGCGCCAGGTCATGGTGGTGCTGGAACTGCTTATCGAGAAGGTTCGCAGCGTGGGCGGCCAGCTCTGTGTGTCCGCCGCCAATGGCAAGATAAAGACCGCCGTTCCGGAGGACGGCTTTTATAAAATCACCTTCGAGCAGGCGAATACCTTCCGGGCGCATGACCTGATGCGTTGCGCCACGTTTACCGGCGGGAACCTGAAAGGCTACTGGGTGGAGGTTGCCGGCGTGGAGGGTGATTCCATCCTCGTGGGCGTGGATGAGTTCGGAACTTCCCTGCCTGCCCCCGGTGACGAATGTGTGCTGATGGGTAATACGGAAAACCCGTTGCGCCAGAACCTGATCCTGATATCCGCCACCGAGGACGGGCAGCCCCGCATGGACGTGATGGACGGCGTGAAGGCGAAAAACTTCACCGGCTGCCT